ATAGTATCAGCAAACCTGGAAACGCCACGTGCCCCCCCCATCTCCCCGCGGAGACAGTTTCGCACTGCGTGATCTAGCCTTGTGAGGCCAGCTCGTGTTGATTGGAACGCGTTGTGGATGTCTAGTCCAGGAATCGCGTGCGAGGGCAGTTACCAGCTGCCTTTCCCCCTGCCACCCTCCGTTCCAGGAGAGTCGGGCCCGCGCGCCGCAATCAGCACACCGTCGTCCAGCTAAATGTCATCTCTAGTCAGGGCGTGTCTATTTGTATCGGAACCCACAAAAGTGGATGTCGACCTCAATTTGAAGAAGTGCGACCCCAGTCGTATTGGACTGGCTGTTGGAACACCAAATTTGTGTTACACCAGCATGGTGCGTAGCATCGACGTTTCCGGCGATGGTAGAGCTCTTCCAGTCGTTGAAATAATCGGAGACATTGCATTGAATGCCTGCAATTTCAGTGACTTGTGCAACGTCACTGTGCAAACTCGAGACCACATCCGCCAACACACTGGCTGGACCAGTTGTTGACGCCTCATCCGGCTCGAAGTTCACAGCCACGTAGCCTCCAGAGGTGGCCGGTGATGTGGGGACGAGCTGGACGACGTAGCGTGTGAGCATAAAGCGCGCGTATTGGTTCGCCATGCCTTGGAGCATCGGAAACAAGTCACCCAGCCCAAAGTAGTTTGGCGTGGTGATGCTTGCCGGTGTCAGGACCAAGGCTTGGGACGCAAATCCGGTTGCCGTGTTAACGATATTTCGACTGGTTCGCAGGCGCAGCGCTGTGTGGTCCTCTAGCTTCCGGTATACGGAGGGTAGCGGAACAATTTGCGCTCGCACTGGGTAGTTCTTCTGCATTTTGGAGCGCCCGCTCTTGGTGGGCGTACTGCCCGTGGTCAGTTGGCTGGCACGGGACGTAGACTTACTGTTTGACTTCTTTTGGTTGGTAGAATTCTTCATCGTGGTGGGCAGAGCAAGAACTCGGGCTACATAGCGAGGTGTGGCACGACCGTATAGTCGTCAACCACTACGTTGGAATAGTGCAAACTTGTGCGATCAAATTGTGCTTCCAGCGCTACCTGGTGGTCAGGGAGGATACCCCAGGCTTGCCATACATTGTAGCGAGCTTCATCAGTGATCACCTCCTCCTGTGATAACTGACCGGTCCGCAAAAACCGTACTCCACTGTTGCGGTAAAGTGTGGAACCGAACTGCGTCTTGGTGGTGCCGTTGCGAGCGAACATCCGGTAGAAAGCGTTGAGCACCGGCACCCCCGGCGTTAGCGCGAGTCCACAATCGCCCACTGCACCGGTCCACTCGCGCAACATATGCGCGCTCTGGATGGGGAGCAAGCAAAGGGAATCTTTGGCCATCGCCTTTGGGATGTTGCGTACCATGGTCCACCCGTTGGCGGTGTGGATTGGTCGCATCTGGCAAAACTCAACCTGTTGGATGACTCGCACGGGCGGCTCAGCCACCATTCGGAAGCCAAGCTCAAGGAACCACTCTTCGAGTCCCCCGGTAAACCTGTCTAAGTCACCACTTTCCATGAAGACAACACAGTCGTCCCCATTGTTCACTAACTTGCCTTGAATTCCTCGGGTTTCAAGGTAAGCATGCACCATGCCGCACATAATGAGGCAGTTACCAAGCGCGGTGTTCATGTCACCTGAAAAACGTTTCCCGGTCACCCGGTACTTAAGCTTCCCATCCGCGCAGCGCCCACGTCCGACATTATTCATCTGCCAGCGGAGCAACTGCCGCAATTGCGAACAACCTTTGAAGATATCGTTGTAAATGGAGTGTTCCCACGCCAGCATAGAGGGACTGACATGCATGTCGAATTTGGTGGCGTCAAGGCCAACAGCAACCGGATCAGTGAAACTGTTCCATTTGCCGTGGATGATGCGTCCAATTTCT